GCGACCCTGCGCAAGGATGCTGACTTTATCAGCGCTGACAAGTATCAGGCTGGCGTTGCTGTCACCGGCGAAATCGGCAAGATTGCCAACACCCGCGTTGTAGCATCCCGCAAGGTTCCTTCCATCGAGTACGAAAAGGACAACAGCACCGGCACCATTGAGATTGTCGCTGATACTACCGCCGAAACCACCACCAAAAAGCATCTGGCGACCATCCAGCCCCATTGCGCTGCTGCGCTGGTTGTCGGTGATAAGGTCAAGGCTGCTGCTACCTCCTACTACGCTTGCCCCATCGTCAAGCTGAACGAGGACAGCGAAACCGAGGATGATGTTCCCGCCCTGACCATTTACCGCAAGCGCAGCATTAACGTGGAGACCGAGCGCAAGCCGCGTAACCGTTCCACCGAGATCACCGCTGACGAGTTTTACGTTGCGGCTCTGACCAACGAAGCCAAAGTCGTGCTGGCAAAGTTCAAAAAGTAATAAGGGGGCAGCGTAATGCTTGAAGAATTGATGCGAGAGTGCCGGAACTGGTTTAAGGTCCCGGATGGCGCGTACAGCGGCACATTTACCATCAAGGACGGCAGCATTACGCTGCCTTTTTTAGTTGAGGGGCAATATTTCCGCATTATTGGGAGCGTGTTCAATGATGGCGTGCACCAGTACGGTGCTGGCAGCTTGACCAATGAAACGTTTGACGGGACTGTGTGGGCGCTGGCTGTGCCCGCTGCCTTTATTTCTCTGGTTGAGGATGTGGAAGCATGGCGCAGCAAGTATGAGACCGCCGCAAGCAGCCCGTTTCAGAGCGAGAGCTTCGCGGGGTATAGTTACACCAAATCGAGCGCAAACGGCAATTCTGGCGGCTCTGTAAAGGGATGGCAGGGTGTGTTTGCGTCCCGTCTGAACAAATGGAGAAAGCTATGAGCCTTTTAGATGATTTTTCGCACAGCTGCATCATTATGGACAAGCTGACAAAGTCTGACGGAGAGGGCGGCTATTTTACCGAGTGGAGCGAGGGCGCAGAGTTTGCGAATTACGTTGCATTGGACAGCAGCCTTGAAGCACGGCAGGCCGAAGCGCAGGGTGTGACCAGCGTGTATACCGGCATTGTACGGAAAGATGTGCCCATCGAGTACGGCAGCGTGTATAAAGACGTGACGACCGGGGCATATTTTCGGGTCACGAGCCGCCCGGAAGAAAAGCAAGCCCCGGCAAGTGCTTCCCCGATGCTGAACGGCCTAAAAAGTTTTACGGCTGAACGATTGCGGGAGGGATTGCCGACATGACAAAGGGCGCTGCATTACAGCAGTTTTTCGGGCAATTTATGACTGCATACGCCAGCAACGCTGTTCCAGATGACGCTGTACTCCCCTACCTGACATATGATGCTGTGTTTGACGCATGGGGCGGCGGGGCGGTATCGCTGACGGTCAACATGTGGTTCCATACCACGAGCGAAGCGGTGCCCAATGCAAAGGCGCTTGAGCTTTCGGACGCGCTGGGCATTGGCGGCGTGACGCTGCCGGTAGATGGCGGCTTGATTTGGTTAAAACGCGGCTCCCCGTTCTGCCAGGCGCTGGCAGATGACACAGACAAAAACCTAAAACGGCGGTACATCAACGTGACCGCCGAATTTTTATGCCTAAATTGAGGTGAAAGCATGAAATTTACTCGTATTCCTGAATCTGCGTTTAAGGAACTGGTCTTGAACGCGGGCTATCTTGCAACTACGTTTGACCCGACTGCCGGTACTGCGCCGGAAGAAAGTGCGCTGCTGGGCGCTACGACCGGCGGCATCAACTTTACGGCTGTGCCGAGCTTTACCGACTTCGGCGAGGACATCGACAACTGCCCCAAGAACATGAAAGAGCTGAAGCAGATTGAATCTTGGGAAGTCAAGTGCAGCGGCACTTATGTTTCGGCATCGGCAGAGAATGCCAAGAGCATGCTTGGCGCTGCGGATGTTACGACTACTTCCAAGGTGTCCAAAATCACGCCGCGCAACGACCTGAAAGACAGCGACTTTACCGATTTGTGGCTGCTGTGCGATTATTCAGACAAGCACGGCACTACGGATGGCGGTTTCTGTGCCATCCATATGCTGAATACGCTGTCCACCGGCGGTTTCAGCTTGCAGACCGGCGACAAGAAAAAAGGCCAGATGAGCTTTGAATACACGGCGCACTACTCCATTACCGCGCAGGATACTGTGCCGTGCGAGGTGTATATCAAGGCCGGGGAGGATGAAGCCTGATGCGGATTTTTTCTGAACTTAGCACTGATGAAGCGCTGGAAGTCGTCTTGCAAATCGCGCAGCCCATCACAAACCTGATTGATGATGAAGCGCTTGTGAAAGAGATGCAGAAAGCGATGCCAAAGGGCGAAACGACCCGCATTGCAATGCAGCGTTTCGGCCTTGCGAAAATCGTTAAGCTGCTGAACATCGCGTTGAAGCAGCACCGCGAGGATGTATACGCAATCCTTGCCCCGTTTAACGGCCTTACGGTGGAAGAAACCGGCAAACAGAATTTCCTTATCACATGCAAGCAAGTTGCTGACCTGCTGAACGATAAGGGTTTTGTTGATTTTTTCAAATCGTATCTCGGTGGCGGGCAGAACAAGTAATCCCTGTACTGCTTAAAATGCCGAAACTGAGCGCAAAGGCGCTTGTGTCGGCGCTGCCTTACGCTTTAAAAGCTGATTTTGAAGAGCAGCTGTACAAGGTGTACATGACAGACAGCGCGTGGAGCCTTGTGGTAGCCGTGACCGGCGTACAGGAAAGGCCAGCGAGATATATTGATATCATCCACCCGCCCAAAGTGGATACGCGGACGCCGGAACAGGTGCAGGCGGATTTCAAAGACTTTGCGGCGCGGCATGGATTGAAAACAAAAGAACGGCAGGAGGTGAGCGAGTAAGTGGACGTTTTTAATCTTTATGCCAAATTAAGTCTTAACACAGACGACTATGAAAAAGGAGTCGAAAAGGCAAAAGGCGGCGCATCGTCTTTGATGGACGTTTTCAGCGGCACGCTGCTTGGCAATGTTGTCTCAGACGGTTTGCGGACCGTAACCAACGGCATTACGGAAATTGGAAAAACCGCTGCAAACATGGCCGTGTCAATTGGCAAGGCATCGCTGGACAGCTATGCAGACTACGAACAGCTTGTAGGCGGCGTTGAAACGTTGTACAAAGATAGCGCTGGAATCATAGAGAACTACGCAAAAGACGCATACAAGAATGTGGGTCTTTCAGCAAATGATTACATGGAGACATCCACATCGTTTGCGGCGGCACTGGTTTCAAGTTTGGGCGGCGATACACAAAAAGCCGCTGAAATGGCAAATACTGCGATTTCGGATATGTCCGATAATGCGAACAAGATGGGCACCAATATTTCTTCCATTCAAGACGCATATAACGGCTTTGCGAAGCAGAACTACACGATGCTGGACAACCTGAAACTTGGCTACGGCGGTACGCAGGCCGAGATGAAGCGGCTTATCAAAGAAGCTGCTGCCATGACGGACACGCAGAAAGAGCTTGGTGTTACTGTCGATTCCAACAGTATGTCCTATGCGAACATTGTACAAGCGATTCATGTCGTGCAGGCCAACATGGGCATCATGGGAACGACTAGCAAGGAAGCTGCGACTACAATTCAAGGCAGCACAGCGTCAATGAAGAGCGCTTGGGAAAATCTGCTGACGGGTATTGCAGACCCGGATCAAGACTTTCAAACCTTGGTGGACAACCTTGTTGACAGCGTTATTACTGCCGGGAACAACATTATACCGCGCATCAAAGAAATTGTGCCTACCTTGATTGATGGTTTGAGCGAACTGGTCACACAGCTTGCGCCTTATGTAAGCAGCGTGATTATGGAGCTGGAACCGACTATTGAAGAGGGTTTGCAGTCTCTTTTTGGCGGGTTAAGCAGCGTAGCAAGCGAATTGCAGCCCATTGTTGCTGATGTGTTCTCGTTTTTTGGCGATGCAATTATTTCAGGGCTGACAAGCGCGATTGAAAACTCTGACTTTTCTTTTTTGCTGGATATTTTCAATAACGTGAAAACGGCAATAGAAAATATTGCTAACATTATTGATAGTTTTAAAAACAATGCCAATGCTGCATGGGATGCGATTTCTGCCAAGATTCAGGAAGTCGTGGCATTTGTACAGCCTTATGTTGAAGCGGCTATGCAGGTTATTGGGCAGGTCGTTACACAGGTCATTACAGATTTGACCCCAGTCATACAGAGCATCGGTGAAGCGTTTAGCGCTGCGTGGAGCCTTGTACAGACTGTATGGGCATGGGCAAGCGCATTCTTTCAGGCTATCTTCCAAGCAATTGTGGCTATCTTTACGCCGTTTGCACCGATTATCAGCGGATTCTTTCAGGGAGCGTGGATCATTATTCAAAGCATCTGGAATGTTGCGGTGATCTTCTTTCAGACTGTGTTTGATTTGATCACCGGCGTGTTTTCCACGATTGACGCTGTGTTGTCCGGTGACTTTCAGGGAGCGTGGGAGTCGATTCAGGGCATCTTTGAGGGTGTGTTTGACTTCTTCTCTACGGTCGGACAAAACGTTGTAGAGGGCATCAAGGGCGGCATTGCAGCTGTTTGGAATGGCCTTGTCAGCTTCGTGCAGGGCTTGTGGGATGGCATCAAGAGCATTTTTGTCATCAATGCAGGCGATGTTAAAAACAATACGGGGTCTGACGGAAGTCACGCAGGTGGCCTTGATTACGTACCGTATAACAACTATGTTGCCAACCTGCATCGCGGCGAGATGGTGCTTACAAGCGCAGAGGCGACGGAATACCGCAAAGGCAACGCAAACGCGGCTGGCGGCATGACGGTCAACATCGATATTAACGGCATACAGTTTAATGATGTCAACTCCATGGCACATGCGCTGGCGGATCGGATTTCGTATGAGCTTCAGGCACAAAGCAACAGAAAGGCGGCTGTATATGCTTAATGGATTTTGGCTTGACGGTGTATGTAGCCTCGATGTTGGAATTCAGCTGCAAAATGCAATTTCTTTTGGGCAACCGACGCCCAGAGTAACCGCTACGACCATTTCTGGACGCAGCGGAGATTTGACTGAATGGGATGGAAGTTATGCTAATGTTAGTGCAACTGCGAAATGCTTTGCGCTTACGGACACTGATGTAAGCGACACTTTATCAACAGTTGCAGCTTTTCTGCGTGGAACTACTTTTAGCTATCGCAGGCTTGAAACAGAGGAAGAACCGAATGTGTACAGAATGGCGCGGGTGGTTAATTTCCCGGAAACTGATATCCGGGCAAACCACCTTGCGCCATTTACCATTTCGTTAGATTGCAAACCACAAAAATACTTAAAAGACGGCGAAAATTCTGTTGAAGTCAAAAGCGGTGATTCTCTGTATAATCCCACTGTATTCCCTTCCCTGCCGCTTATCGCACTAAACGTTACTGACGATGCCAAATTACAAGTTGGTGGCACACAAATAAGTATTACAGGTTACACCGGGCCTATGTACCTAGATTGTGAAATGATGGACGCTTACAGAGAATCTACAAACTTAAATAAATATGTAACTGCGCCTGAATTTCCTGCTTTGGGGGCAGGAGCTACACAAATTAGTTGGAGCGGCGGCATTAGCAAGTGCGAAATCAAACCTAGATGGTGGACGTTGTAGGAGGTGTAAAACATTAGCTATCCGAGATATTATGACGGCACGACCGGCTTGCAGGGCAACGGCGTGGGGGTGCTGCGGGATGCTGTCAGCTGCACCGTGACCGAGGAGCGCAACGGCGCGTTTGAACTTGAAATGATCTATCCCATCACCGGGCAGCATTACAGCAGCCTGGCGCTGCGCGGGCTGATTCTGGCGAAGCCGAACCCCTACGGCGAGGCGCAGTATTTCCGCATTTATAAAATCAGCCGCCCCATCAACGGCCAGGTGACGGTCAACGCGCAGCACATCAGCTACGATTTGAGCGGCATCCCGGTTGGGCCTTTTAAGGCGTTGAACGCAGTCGACGCCTTGCAGCAGCTCAAAAGCCATGCGGCGGTAAGCTGTGATTACACATTCTGGACGGACATCCAGACCGTGGCGGACTTTGCCGTGGCAGTGCCCGGTAGCCTGCGCAGCCTGCTGGGCGGCGTAGAGGGCAGCGTGCTGGATGTGTACGGCGGCGAGTATGAGTGGGACAACACCACCGTCAAGCTGCACAGCCAGCGCGGCACCGACCGCGGCGTGACAATCCGCTACGGCAAGAACCTGACCGACTTGACCCAGGAGGAAAGCTGCGCTGAAGTCTACACCGGCGTTTATCCCTACTGGGTGGACAGTGATGGCAACGTGACCCAGATTACCGGCAACCCGGTGGTCAACGTGCCGGACGGCCAGTATGACTTTGTGCGGGTGCTGACGCTGGACGTGAGCCAGGACATAAAAGAGCAGCCCACCGCCGCCCAGCTGCGGCAGGCCGCGCTGGACTATATCAGCGCAAACAAGGTGGGCGTGCCGAAGGTGAGCCTGACATTGAGCTTTGCCCAGCTGGAACAGACCGCCGAATATGCCGACAAGGCCCTGCTGGAGCGGGTCTGCCTGTGCGATACCGTTCATGTGCAGTTTGCGAAGCTGGGCGTGAGCGCGGATGCCCTGTGCATCAAAACGGTTTATGACGTGCTGCTGGAGCGGTACGACAGCGTGGAGTTGGGAGATGCACGCAGCAGCCTGGCCAACACCGTGGCCGACATGGGCAAGACCGTACAGAGCACCGTGAACAAGACGCGCAGCGACCTAGAACGGGCCATTGACCGCGCCACACAGCTTATCACCGGCAACCTTGGCGGCTATGTGGTGCTGCACAGCTCCACCGGCGCGGATGAGCCGGACGAAATCCTTGTGATGGACAAGCCGGAAATTGAAAAGGCTACCAAGGTCTGGCGGTGGAATCTGTCCGGCTGGGGTTACAGCAGCAGCGGCTACGGCGGGCCGTACCGCCTGGCCGCCACGATGGACGGTGCAATCAACGCCGATTTTATCACGACCGGCAGCTTGAGCGCCAACCGCATTAAAACCGGGACGATGAGCGCGAATCTTATCCGTGGCGGCGTGCTGCAATCCACCAACGGAAAGTTTGTGTCCAATTTGGACACGGGAGTCACAACGTTTAACGGCGGACTGGTTGTGAATAGCGACAACTTCAAAATCGGCTCAGACGGGTCGGTGGATATCACCGGTAAATTTACTTCGACGGTGTCGGAGAGCAAGTGCGTTATCGACGACGCCAAAATTGAAATGTACCGAAAGACTAACGACGGAAACTGGCACATGGGCGCTTTTATGTCTACATGGGGTAGCAACAACGCCGTGGGACGCCTTGTGCTGTACGGCCCGGCAGCCAGCAACCCCAACGATATGATTGCCAACGTCACGATGGCGGGCCAGTATTCTGGCGGCGCTATCGCAATCAGCGACGCCAGAGGCAACGTAAAGGTGCAGCTGGGCGTGGACGGCGCAGGCGACGGCTATGTGCTGGTCAACGGCAGAATGATACAGTGAGGTGGTTTTAAATGGCGGCAGCCAATTACAGCCCGCCCGAGACAGCGCTTGTCAAGGCGACGCGGGCGGATTTTGACCGGCGGGACGTTGTGCAGCCGGTGCATCTGGTACAGTACGATGATACGCTCCCGGTGCTGGCCGTGGCCCTGTACAAGGGCGGGCAGCCCTGGACACTGCCAACCGGCGCGGATGTCAACCTGCGGATGGATAAAAAGGACGGTCACTATGTCTACAACCCTGCGCTGGGCGTGAGCAGCGACCGCGCCACGGTTTATCTGGCCGTGACGGCCCAGATGACGACCGGTTTCGGCACGTTTGCCCCAGTGGTAGAGGTGCTGGCGGGCGGCGGTGTGGCCGGTATGGCCGCCCTGCGGCTGGAAATCGACAGAAACCCAGTGCAGGATGGCATGATCGAGAGCACGGACGAGTACAAGACCGTGCAGGCGCTGGCAGCGGAAGTGGCCGCCAACGCCAAAATCGTGCGGGATAATGAAGCGGGCATCCAAGACGTGCACGAGAACATCGAGGCCATCAAGGCCGCGCCTGCCAACGCCACGGCCGCTGCGGCCAGTGCCAAGGAGGCCCGCAGTTGGGCCGTTGGCGATACCGGCACGCGCCCCGGTGAGGGAATGGACAACGCCAAGTATTACGCGGCCCTTGCCCAGCAAGTCAGCCAGGGCGCGGTTGGCTGGTACCCGAATTACGAGGCACTTTACGCCGCGCACGATACCGGTTATGATGGAAACTGGGCCATTGTTGGCGATACCGATACGATTTGGATTTGGGACAGTGATACCGGTAAATGGCACGATACTTATGAGAGTAGCAAACTTGCGAATTACTACGACAAGACCCAAATCGACGCCATGCTGGCCGCTATGAAATCGAAGTTGAAAACCGTAACGGTGGCGGCATCGGCCTGGACGACCGGCGATTATAGCGTGGCGTGGGATGACGGAACCAGCACGAGTTATACGCAGTGCGCTACCGTGACCGTGGCCGGTGTGACGGCGGACAGCCGGATTGCGGTATCCGACCGCACGCGGGTGACGGATGCGGTGCGGATGGTCGCCGCGCTGGAACCCGGGGCGGGAGTCGTTAATTTTTACGCCAACAGCGCACCCAGCGCTGCGGCGGTGTTTGTTTTGGAGGTGAGCGTATGACGGACAACCCTTATAGATATCCATATGTGCTGGTTGGCGGCATTATCGAGTGGGACGGAACCGGTCTGATCGGCGCACCGGATATGAGCACACCGGAGAAGGTTGCGGCGGTGTACGGATACGGCACATGGGAAAGGTACGGAACCGACAGGGTGACGGTGGGTGCTGGCGGGGCGTATACTGCGGGAAGTACCGGTGGCGAGAAGGAACATACGCTGACGGAAGATGAAATGCCATCGCATGGCCACACGCTTGCGGTAAATGGAGACCCCTCATTTTCTTTGGCTGCGAACGGCGCAGATTCCTCGCCAGTAGTCACTGGTCAGAGCATTGGCGCTATCAATAGCTCACAAATCCACGGCTACGACGTGCTAGCAATGGGTACTGGTGGCAACCAGCCCCATAACAATATACAGCCCTATATCGCCCCGTACCGTTACCGCCGTATCGCGTGAAAGGAGAAAACATAAATGAACGCAACAAATAATCCGTATGCTGTCACCCCCCCCCACTGATACGACGCTGACACAAGAGGGCGTTGCTGCTGATGCTAAGGTTGTTGGGGATGCACTGACTTTAAAAAAAATAACACAAGGCTATACGGTTGACCAATACAACATTGTTTTTTTCGAATATCCAAAAGACTTTAAAATGGCATTGCAGTATATTTGTCCTGACGCATTGCTTGTGCCACAAGTCGATTATGGAAGCGGGATGAATTTTAGGTGTTTCGGTAATACAAACAGCAATTCTTTATCGACAATGATTGGAAAAACGATTAACATAACACTTTATTACTTGTAAGGAGGCTCATCAAAATGACGAAACTACGTTATCCATTCGGGGGGGGGGCTGCACTCATAAGACAGCCTTGTGCAGTTTGCACAGGTGCTGCGCATGAATGCAACGGATGACTGAAAATTTAAGGAGTTGATTCTATGAGATTATCTAACGGCGAGGTGCTGCTGCACTGGCCTCTTGACCTGCACGTTTTAACGCAGGGGTGGTACTACAACGATGGCAGTTTGCATCAGGGCGCCGATTGGCGCACGCAGAACGGCACAGACTACAAGCGCCCGGTCTACGCGGCAGAGGAAGGCACGGTTGACCAGACGCAGAACTGGGACGGCCATACAAAGACCGGGATGCAGAGTTATGGCAACATGGTCAGAATCAAACACGCGCCCTACAAGGGAAAGACCTTGCAGACGCGGTACGCGCATTTGAGCAGCTATTGCGTTAAGGTCGGGCAGAAGGTTAAAGAGGGAGAACTCATCGGTTTTTCTGGCGTT